ATACTGGATTCTTTACAGAGGATCTGGTTGTCAATGGTGATGCCAGAATCACAGGTATCCTTACAGTTGGTAGATCTTCTATTACCATTGATGGTGTTAATGATCAATTAATTGTTGGAAGCACTGTCATTGGTCAAACAGATGCTAATTATTCTGGTATCGTCACCGCAGGATCTATTGTTGCTGATAGTGCAACCTTCTCCGGTAGTATATCTGTTGGGGGAACAATCACTTATGATGATGTTACCTACCTAGATTCTATTGGTATTGCAACTGCAAGGAGTGGTTTGGAAATTGGTGCAGGAAGCATAACAACACTTCAGTTTGTTGGATCTGCAACAGCAACTACATCATCTACATCACAAACTAACATAGATACTTTTACTGCTAGTGAATTCCGTTCTGGTCAGTATCAGATTCAAGTAACAAAAGGATCTGCATATCATATTACAACATTGAATCTTGTGCACGACGGAACAAACGTTTTCCTGTCTGAATTTGGAACAATAAAAACAACATCTGATTCTCTTGCGTCATTTGATGCTGACATAAACTCCGGTAATGTAAGAGTGAGAGCAACTCCTTCATCAAGTGACTCTACAGTATTCAAAATCTCCAAAACTTTAATAAAAGTATGAAATCTTTTAAACAGTTCTTGGCGGAACAACCTACAAATGGCGTTGGAAATGGCGGATACACAAATGCCGCTGATGTTTCTGGTCCGGTGGCAGGAGCAGATCCTAGATTATTTCCTGCAGGTATCGATGACTTAACACAAGACTATCAAACTCCTGCAGAACCTGGAATGGCAAAGTGGAGATTTTCCAATGTTTATCCAGTTATGAAGTTGTCTTTGAGTAAATCAAGCGATGGTCCATCCATTGATAGTATGGTTGCAGCATCCAAGATGTTTGTAGATAGGATGGACGAAAGTAATTATCAAAGAGTTAGAAAAACTTTTGGTCAATTTCAAGAAGGTTGGAGTAATAAATATAAAAAGAGTATTGATTGCTCTAACCCTAAGGGATTTTCCCAAAGAGCACATTGTGCAGGTCGCAAAAAGAAATGAGTAACCCACGTATTCCAAGAAAACCTGGTCAACCAGCAAACTCCAAAAAGCACTCGGACCTTTATACGGATGAAAATCCAAAAGGTACGATTCATGGACTTGGATTCAAGGATGTTGCAACCGCTAAAGCATCTGTTTCTAAAATTCGCAATTCATCAAGATCTCATGCTCACAAAATCCAGGCAGCAGTTGCTATGGAACAGAGAGCACGAGAAATGGGTAAGACTTCAGAAGCAGCGGTCTATAGAAAGTACATCAACTCAATGAAGAAAAAGACCAAAAAGATGAATGAAGCGCAAGACTATTCTGAAAAAGATAAAATTATGAATAGAGCAAAACCTCTTCACAAACACCTATATAAGAATCTTCACAAGAAGGATACTTCTGGTGACGTAAATGAAGAGAAGAAGAATGGTCGTTGCCCTGAGGGACAATACTATTGTTATACCGATAAGAAGTGTAAGCCAATCCCCAAAGGATTTAAAATGGTTGGACGCTCTGGTTATCTTCGTAAAGAGAATGGTCATTCCGTTGACGATACCAAGAAAAATGGTAACGGCAATGGCAACGGGAATGGTAATGGTAATGGCAACGGTGGTAATGGTATAAGTGAAGAGGGTCTCCGTGATTGGTTTGGTAAGTCCAGATCAAAAGATGGTAAGAAAGGTTGGGTTCAAGTTGTGTCAGGTAAACCCTGTGCTCGCCAACCTGGACAGAAGTCAACACCTAAGTGTGTGTCATCTGCAAAGAGAGCAAGCATGAGCAAATCTGAAAGAGAGTCTGCTCAAAGAAGAAAGAGAGCTGCTGACCCCGGTCAACCACAAAAGACAGGAGCAGCAAAACCAACTTACGTTTCAACTGACAAACCAAAGAAAATGAAATCAGTAAAAGAAGCAACCGAATTTGTAACTTTACCTCTCAATATTGAAATCCCCAAGAATATTAGAGATTTCAATCTTGGTTTAATGTTCCGTGAAAGTTTGGATAATAATAGCGGAATGCTTTTCATTTTTGAAGAGTCTGCTCAGCAGTCTTTTCATATGTCAGAGACAAAGATTCCACTTGATATTGCGTTTATCAGAGAAGACGGCATAGTTGAAAGCATTAAACAACTAGAACCATATGAAGAGACACCAGTTTCCTCTGAAGGAGAAGTTCTCTATGCTTTGGAAGTAAATCGCGGATGGTTTGAAGAGAACGATGTAGAAGTTGGAGATCAAATTGAAATTGAGGAAGGCAAGAAAGATGCTTGTTACCATAAGGTCAAGTCACGTTATTCTGTCTGGCCCTCTGCATATGCTTCAGGTGCTTTAGTTAAGTGTCGTAAGGTTGGTGCTGCTAACTGGGGTAACAAGTCAAAGAAAGAAGAAGTTGAGTATGAACTTGATGAAAAGTGCTGGAAGGGATATGAAAAGAAAGGTATGAAGACCATGTTTGGAAAGAGATATCCAAACTGTGTCAAAAAGACCAAGAAAGAAGAAGTAGAGTATATTGATGAAAAGAAAGGTTGTATGCACAACCACAAAGGTGAAGAGTGTCCGGTCCACGGCAAGAAAGAATGCCCAGCAATTGAAGAGGCAGTGAGAGTCCCAGCAAAGACTGGTAACATCGTAAACGCTTACTTTAGATTTAGAAGTAATTACATCTCTTTGAAGATGTTCTTCCCACAAACTTCTGTTCCTAATAAAGCAGATGTTCAATCTCAAATTGAAAAAGTATATCCAGGAGCAAGACTTCTTTCATTCCAAGTTTCTGATTTTGAACCAGGTGAACCTCTCCTACATACTGAAGACTGGCAAAAGAAATCTGGCAAGAACCCAGAGGGTGGATTGAATGAAAAAGGAAGAAAGAGCTACGAACGTCAGAATCCAGGAAGCGATCTTAAGAGACCTTCAAAGAAAGTTGGGAACCCTCGTAGAAAGAGCTTTTGTGCGCGTATGAAAGGCATGAAGAAAAAACTGACTTCTGCTAAAACTGCTAATGACCCAGATAGCAGAATCAACAAATCATTAAGAGCCTGGAACTGCTGATTAATATATGTCTGATAATGTATACCTTGGCAATCCTAATCTAAAAAAGGCAAATACTCCTATTGAATTCACGGAAGAACAAATCCGTGAATTCTTAAGGTGTAAGGATGACCCTGTTTATTTTTCAAGGAACTATGTAAAGATTGTTTCACTTGATGAAGGACTTGTTCCATTTAAACCATATGATTTCCAAGAGAAACTAATTAGAAGATTCCACGAGAACAGATTTAATATCTGTAAAATGCCACGCCAGACTGGTAAGTCTACCACTTGTGTATCTTATCTTTTACACTATCTAATTTTTAATGATAGTGTGAACATTGGTATTCTTGCTAACAAAGCAGCGACTGCTAGAGAATTGTTAGGAAGGTTAGCAACTGCATATGAAAACTTGCCCAAATGGATGCAACAGGGTATTATTGCATGGAATAAAGGAAACATTGAATTAGAAAATGGCAGTAAGATATTGGCAGCTTCTACATCTGCGAGTGCTGTCCGAGGCATGTCGTTCAATATCCTCTTCCTCGACGAATTCGCATTCGTCCCTAATCACATCGCTGACTCCTTCTTTGCATCTGTTTATCCTACTATTACTTCTGGTAAAAGCACAAAAGTCATAATGGTTTCAACGCCTCACGGCATGAACCATTTTTACAGATATTGGCACGACGCAGAAAAAGGAAAGAACGAATATATTCCCACTGATGTTCACTGGTCTGAAGTTCCAGGTAGAGACGAAAAATGGAAACGTCAGACGATTGCTAACACATCAGAACAGCAATTTAAAATTGAGTTTGAGTGTGAGTTCCTTGGATCTATTGACACACTTATCGCTCCAAGCAAGTTACGAACTCTTGTGTATGAAAATCCACAGACTAGTAACGCTGGTTTAGACGTATATGTAGACCCAGACCAAAAACACGACTATGTAATAACTGTTGACGTTGCAAGAGGAGTTGGTGAAGACTACTCTGCTTTTGTTGTGGTTGACATAACACAGTTCCCACACAAGGTTGTTGCAAAGTATCGAAACAATGATATCAAACCAATGTTGTTCCCTAACATTATTTGGGAGATAGCAAAGAAATATAATAATGCGTTCGTTTTATGTGAGGTAAAT